GATGGCGTTTAAATATTTTGAACATAGCTTTGACCTACCGCTCCCCGACAAGTACGCAAAGCAACGCTTGTTCAAGGCGGCGGAGGAACAGGGTTACGTGGTCTTGACGAAGGAAGCGTCCGCTATTGCGTACGACTGCGTAGCTGATCGGCTTTCCCTCGTACGTGACCGCGACTATTCGGGAGAAGAGGAAACTGAAGAAGCCAAGGAATCCAAGGAGGAGGAAGACGCCTTGGCGAAAGCCTTGGAAGGATTCGGGGACAACGAACTTGACTGACCATTAACAACAATAAACGACACACCATCACCATGACTCATGAAAAAGAAACAAAACATCAAACCGCTGGTGTTCCTGCCACGTATCTCTCGTTATGCAGTGGGTACGACGGAATTGGAATCGCCCTCTCCCGAATTTTTCCAAACCTGCGAACACTCGCTCATGTGGAGATCGAAAGTTTCGGGATCGCTAACATGGTCGCGAAGATGGAAGAGGGTAAACTGGATTCGTGTCCTGTTTTCACGGACGTCAAACGATTTCCATTTGAAGACTTACGTGGACGGGTTGGAATTCTCTCCGCTGGTTTTCCCTGCCAACCCTTCAGTAGCGCCGGAAAAAGACAAGCAACCGAAGACCCAAGACACATCTACCCATACATCGCAGATGGAATTAGCGCTTGCCGACCATCTTACGTGTTCCTCGAAAACGTCGAAGGAATCATCAGCAGTAAAACAGGCGACGGCGAATCGGTACTCCTCTATGTCCTCAGAGACTTGGAAGAAAGAGGTTATAAGTGTACGTGGGGAACATTCAGCGCGGCTGAAGTTATCGGTGGCGACGGAAGAAGAATACCGCACCTCCGAAAGCGAGTCTTCATCCTCGCCGAATTGGCCGACGGCGACGTCGAGGGATTGGAAGGACACGGCGGGGGCGTCGTTGAATCGGAAGCGTCCGAACGGGAAGGAGAGGGGGACGAATGGTCTGTTGCCGCTGGTGGTTTACAACACTCCATCTATCCCGCCCGACCCAACGAACCCCAAAACTGGTGGGAAGAACCACGAGTCGTGGGCAACGCCTCAAGCAAGAGATTGGAAGGGAGCGGAGGGAAGAGCGTACAAGGGGGAGACGTCGGACTTACCTGCGCAGACGGAGAGGAAGACGCAGAATTGGGCGACGCCGCAGACGACGGACGGAGACCGCATCAACCAAACACGCAAGCCGACGGAGTTGTCGGAGAAAGCGAAGAAGGGAGGGTGTCGGAATCTGAGGGAGGACGTGCAGAATTGGCCGACTCCCGACACGCAGAATTATCGGGACGGGACGAAGCGTCGGAAGGATGCGTACAAGAACCACTCGGTGAGTCTTCATCACAAGATAGCGGAGACGGAGAATTGGCCGACTCCAAGAGCGGGAAACCCAGGAAGTCGCAAGGCGGGGACGGGCGGAAAGATACTGGCGGAGGAAGCGAGGAAGAACTGGAAGACTCCGAGAGCGGGGAACCAAAGTTCGACTCAATGCAGGGGAGACAGGAAGGGACCGAACGGGGAAAACATTCCATCAGCGTTGGACTCTCAAGTGGTAGCGGAAGCGAAGAAGTCGGACAACTGGGCGACGCCTCAAGCGAGCGATCACGTGGAGGGAGCGCGGACAGCGCCGACGTCGAATCAGAAGTGCCTCGGAAGGGATCTGAATCAATCGTGGCCGACGCCGAACACTCCCAGCGGGGGACCTACGAAGGGTTGTCCCATGGGGATGAACGGAGGGAAGGGTCATCGAGAGATGCTGAAGGGTGTCTTCAAGCAGACGTCTCCGAAACTGAACCCGAACTGGGTGGAACAACTGATGCTTGGGGCGGACTTCGTGGGGTGGACCCAATTGCCAATCGAGTGGATAGACTCCGATTGCTAGGCAACGGCGTTTGTCCCGACACGGGAGAATTGGCTTTCCGCGCGCTGTATAACAAATTGAACGGAGGGAATAATGTATAACCCAAGAGTACACGACGCCATCGAACCGCCGGACAGGTGGTTGGATGGCGAGGAAGATGAAGACGACGGCGAAGAAGCGTCCCCCGCGGAACTCCGAGCATGGCGAAAGAAGTGGGCGGCGCTTAGAAAAAAACTAATCGAACGACAAGGCGAAACTAATGAGTAAGTGGGTGGAAGCGAAAACATGGGCAACGCCTTCGCTTTACGATTACGTAAAACGACCGCGAGCGGAGGTGAATAGCAACCAAGCGTCGTTGGCGAGAAACCTAGGGCGCATCGACCAAGACGGAAAACTTAACTCAAACTTCGTGGAACAATTAATGGGTCTTCCCGTAGGGTGGACGCAGTTACCTCTCAACTGGACGGAAGGAACAAAAACTAATGAGCATTAAAAAAGCACTACCACCCGAACATCAAATGGCGGAAGCCGATTATGGACTTGCCCACGGAGAATGGGCGGAGATAAAACGAATGGTTGACGCTGGATACGAGCGTTTTTGGAGAAAGAGGGGAGGCATCCCCGATAGACATTTAATAAACGACTTTAAAAAGAAGGAGAAAAACGCCTCTAAAGATTGTCAATAATTTTTAGACGCGCCAAAAAAAGGAAAACGACGTAATGAAGATACGAATAAGTGGAAAGAAATTCCAAGCGGACATCACGTTGAGCAACGGCAAGAGGTTGCGACCAAGCTTCGCTACTTGGGAGGCGGCGAACGATTGGCTGCACGTGGCGGCGGAGAGGGACAAGCGTGGATTAGACGTCTCTCAAGAAGTAGCGTCCAAGGTAAACCTACTCGGTCTCACCCTTCGCCAAGCGGCTGAAGAAACCCTCGACAAACATTGGAAGGGAACTAAATCCGAAATGACGGCGTGGACGAACGCCAGGGATTGTTATCAAAGAATGGGGGCGGACGTAGCCGTCCGAGACGTGGACGAAACCAAGATAGACGCTCTCGTCTCCGAACTGGAGCGGGACGGCAAGAGCAACGGAACTATAAACAGGAAGCTGGCGGCGCTATCCAAGATACTGAGGCACTGCTACCGCCGAGGACATATCGAGCGGTTGCCTCTCATCGATAGGAAGAAGGAATCAGTTGGGCGAATTCGTTGGGTCACCACGGAAGAAGAATTCAAACTGCTTTCCAAGATGCGTGAGATCGGACGCCCCGTGATGGCGGACTTCGTCGAGATATTAATAGATACTGGCATGAGGTTTGGCGAACTGCATAAACTGGAGTGGCGGGACGTGGACTTCGAGCAGGAAGTCGTTCGTTTATGGGAGACCAAGAACGGACAAGCGCGTACCATTCCCCTTACCCGCCGAGCGTTGGATTCCTTTGGTCGCCAATTAGGGAGGGACTCCTTACGTGTTTGGGTGTTTCGGAAAGATCAGTTCCGTCACGTTTGGGACATGATGAAGGAGTTGATTGGGTTGGGAGCGGACACGCAGTTCGTCCCTCATTGTCTCCGTCACACGTGCGCGTCTCGATTAATACAAAGAGGGATAGACTTACGTGTGGTCAAGGAATTCCTGGGGCATTCCAGCATACAGACGACGCTACGCTACGCTCACCTCGCCCCAAAGAACTTGGAACAGGCGCGGGACGCTCTTCAAGGTGAGGAACCGCGCGACAAACTTGTGAGGCGTTATGACGTCGCCTCTTAAACACTTCAATTCTTTCACCTATTTACTTGACCTAGAGACCACCGCATTCTTAATTAGTTATTCTAACGCGGTCACGTTGTGACGTTGCCGCGCCAAAAACGACACCTCATGGATATTGAAAAGGAAATGATCGAGGCGGGGATCGCCCGCTATCGCTCCAAGGTCGAGTCCGCCCGCAAACGTGGAACCGAAACCGATACTCAGTATGGACAGCGCTTGATGAGAGCGGCGTTGCCTGACCTAATCAACGACGTTCAGAAGACCATTCTTTACCACCGGAAATATCCTCACGCCGTCCCTTTGTGGTTACCTCTCTGTTGGGAGGTTGAACCGCAAGTGCTTTCCTTTCTTTCCTTGAAGATCGTAATGGACAGCATAACCTTCAAGAAGACTTTCATCAAAAGCGCTTTGGGAATAGCCAACGCCATAGAGGACGAGGTTAGGTACATGTGGTTAAAGAAAAACCATCCCGACATTTTCAAACACGCGGAGAAGGACGTCAAGAAAGCGGGGAAGCGTAGCTACAACAGGAAGCGGAATGCTTTTCTCCGCCATGAGATAGGCGAGGCGAAGAAGGGGAGCATCGATAAGTTTCAAACGTGGAGCAAGCGAGACAAAGTCGGCATGGGAAGTTTCTTCCTTGAAGCGATACGACGCTCAACCCACTTCATTAGTTTCATCAATCTGTTTAACGCCAAGAAATCGTTGAAGCGTTACGTGAACGCCACCGATGAATTGTTTGAATGGATCCGCGCCTTCAATCAAGAGAAGGAGATGTTATCTCCTCTTTGGCTACCAATTTTGGAAGTTCCGACGGACTGGACGTCTCTATGGGTGGGGGGTTACTCATCAGACGCCGCGTCGGAACTTCCTACTTTAACCTTCATCAAGTCATGGGACATGGACCATCTCCGTTCCGTTGATTTCGATGGAATGAAACCGGTAACAGACGCCGTCAACCATATGCAGAAAACGCCTTGGCAGGTGAACGACAAGGTGTTGAAGGTGATGGAGTGGGCATGGGAACATGACAGAGAGATAGGCGACATGCCGCGGCGGTCGGATTACGAGCGCCCGCCTTGGCCTAAAGAGGCGGAGAGCGATAGCGAAGTGAAAAAGGAGTGGTCTCGCAAGGCGGGGCGGATTTACGAACTGAATCTTAGTCTTCGGTCTCAGCGTTTGCAGGTGATAAAGACCATGCACCTAGCCAAAAAGTTCAAGGCTAAAAATTTTTACTACCCCCACCAAGTGGACTTTAGGGGACGAGTCTACCCCATACCTTATTATCTGACGCCCCAAGGGACGGACTTAGCGCGTTCTCTTCTTCTCTTCGGGAAAAGCGAGACGATATGGGAACCGAAGACCGACGCTCGTTGGTTGGCAATCCACGGCGCTAATTGTTTCGGGGTGGATAAGATGTCTTTCGACGACCGCGTGAAGTGGGTCAGCGACAAGCGGTCGGACATCCAATCCGTTTATTCCGACCCGCAAACCAATGATTGGTGGACGGAGGCGGACAAACCTTGGCAGTTCCTGGCGTTCTGCATTGAGTGGGGCGACATGTTGGCGTGTGGAGGAAGGGGTTTCAAGACCCGCCTCCCCGTCAGCATGGATGCATCGAACAACGGCATACAAATCTTATCTTTGCTAGGTAGAGACGAGGTTGGTGGACTAGCGACAAACGTGACGTCTTCGGGAGACGCTCCCGCCGACCTCTACTCCTTCGTCGCCGAGCGTATCAACGCCAAATTAAAGAAGCGGGCGAAAGCGGGAGACCATTTGGCTAAGGGGTGGTTGGATTTCGGAGTAGACCGCAAGGCAACCAAGCGTCCCGTTATGGTGATGCCTTATGGAGGGACTCGTTATAGTTGCAGGGCGTACGTGGACGAGTGGTATCAAGACCGCCTTCTCAAGGGAGCGCCCGACCCTTTTGCGGGGGAAGAAGTGTATGCGGTGACCGGTTACTTGGGGAAACTTATATGGGAATCGATGAATGAAGTACTGACCCGTCCGCAACAGGTGATGAAGTGGTTGCAGGAAATGGCGAAGGTCTTGGCATCCGACGGCAAGGCCGTGGAGTGGAAGACACCTTTGGGATTTCCCGTCAAGCAAAAGTATTTACAACAGAGTACCAAGAAGATTCAAACCTTGTTGGGAGAGAGGATGGCGTACGTTCATTGGCAAGAGGACAAGGAAGGTTTGAATAAAAGACGCCAAGCGAATGGAATCAGTCCCAACTTCGTTCATTCCTTGGACGCAGCCGCCTTGCATAAAACCGTGAACGTGGCAAAGAAGATGGGAATCAACTCATTGGCCATGGTCCACGATAGTTACGGCACCCATTCAACTAAGTGCGACGAACTGGCGGCGACTCTCCGCCATTCTTACGCGGAACTTTTCACAGAAGACCTGCTCTTAAATTTTATGTGGCAGGTCGCTCACCAAACGAAGGAGAAATTATCGAACCCGCCCGAACGGGGGACGCTTAGTCCCGACGACGTGCGAAAGTCCGATTATTTCTTCGCTTAACAACGAAAACAGGAACAAAAAAATGCCTACAAAAGTAAAACGACCAACGATAATAACTCCCGAAGGAATTGCTAGATACCCTTGGGTCAATAACCCTGATACGAAGTTCGTGGAGAACGGCGAGTATCGGTGCGCTGTAGTGATCACGAAAAAGGAAGCGACGGCTTTCTCCAAACAACTCAACACGTTGTTTGATGCCGCTTACGAGGCTGAGTGCGCCAAGCAGGACAAACAACTGAAGAAAGCTTCGTCTTTTCCGGTGGCCGAGATCGAAGACGGCTGGGAAATTCGCGGCAAACTGAAGGCGAAGGTAGTCAGTCGCGACGGAACCGTCCACGAACTTAGGGTAGGTCTGTTCGACAGCCAAGGGAAACCACATCCTCGTGACGTCTTGGTTGGCGGCGGTAGTAAGATCCGCATGGCGGTTCGTCCTAAGTTTTGGTTTGTATCGGCGCTTGGTTTCGGGGTCACCCTCGAACTGGACGCAGTCCAAATCATAGACCTTCAAGCCATTAGTCCAGGTGAACGATCAGCGGAAAGCTTTGGTTTCACTTCGGTGGAAGGTGGCTACGTGCATGGCGGCGAGACGTTTGAAAACCAACTCGATCAACCGGATGTTAAAGAAGAAAAAGAAGAGTTACTCGACGCGGACTTCTAAGTACCGCTCGCTTTTCGAGGAGAAGGTCGCGACCCAACTTAAATCCTTGGGTTGCGGCTTCTCCTACGAAACGTTGACTATCGAATACATGAGGTTGTCTACCTATAAACCCGACTTCATTCTCCCTAACGGCATTATCGTGGAAGCCAAAGGATTATGGAAGTCGGATGATAGGAAGAAACATCTTCTAGTAAAAGAACAACATCCCGATCTAGACGTTAGGTT